GCATCAGCATATGAATTGGAGCTATTGACCATAAAGCCAGCGTAGCTATTAGCGGAATCGCCGACTGTGTTAGCCCATGTGTTAGCACCAATTGATAGAGCATTAGCGTTAGCATATGCTGCGTTTGCTAGTGTATAAGAAGCATTGACTGTTGCATATACTAGGTTTTGGACTGTCCAATTAGAATTAGCGGAATCGTATGCTGCGTTGATTGTAGCATATCCAGCATTAGACATTGTGTAAGCAGCGTTGAGTGTATCATACGCTGCATTACCCATAACATAAGAAGCGTTGACAGTAGCATATACAAGGTTCTGAACTACCCAGTTACTATTAGATGAGGCATAGTTAGCATTTACTGTGTCATATGCGGCATTGAGAGTTGTGTATCCAGCATTTGCCATTACATAGTTGGCATTGACTGTAGCGTAAACTAGATTTTGGACTTCCCAATTAGAATTAGATGATGCATATACAGTATTGGTTAGATCGTATAGAGCATTCTGGACGACCCAGTTTGAGTTACCAGAAGCATAAACCGCATTGACTGTATCGTATGCTGAATTGAGAGCAACATAAGCAGCGTTGCCCATTGTGTAATTAGCATTGACTGTGGCATAGACTAGATTTTGAACTGTCCAATTTGAGTTTGATGATGCGTATATGGCATTTGCTGTATCATAAGCAGCATTGAGTGCCGTGTATGCTGCGTTACCCATGATATAACTTGTGTTAGTTAGATCATAGAGAGCATTCTGGACTGTCCAGTTGGAATTGATAGAAGCATATGCGGAATTGGTAAATGCGTAATCAGCGTTTACAGTATCGTATGCTGCGTTTAGAGTAGCATAAGCAGCATTACCCATAACGTAGTTTGCATTGACTGTAGCATATACTAGGTTCTGGACTACCCAGTTAGAGTTGCTGGAAGCATAGTTAGCGTTGACTGTATCGTAGGCTGAGTTCAATGCTACATAAGCAGCGTTGCTCATGATGTAACTGGTGTTAGTTAGATCATAAAGAGCATTCTGAACCTGCCAATTAGAGTTAGCAGAGGCATATACAGTATTGACGGTATCGTTTAGAACACCAAGGTCTGTATTTGATGCGATGAATGTATTGATTGTTTGAGCATCATTACCTGTGAATCCCCATTTACCGCTTGTCTCAATCCAAAGTAAAGCAGCATTGGAATCTTTGTTACCTCTATTGACCTCAATACCAGCATTCTCAAGCGGCATTACATCCAATGGCAAATCAGCATTCAATGTAATGATATTATCACCAACTTGTAACTGTCTGGTGTTAGCATATGTTACTTCACCGGAGATTGTAAGATTACCAGTGATGCCAATGTCACCATTGATCAACTGTGATGGCCAAATTAGTTTTACATAAGTTGCTTCGGTATAGATGTTAGAACTATTTGACATATAGCCAGCATAGCTATTAGCAGATAGACCAACATGATTTGACCAAGCATTAGCAGCAATCGCTAGTGAGTTGGCATTAGCATAAGCGGCGTTTGCTAGTGTGTATGAAGCATTTACAGTAGCATAAACTAGATTTTGAACAACCCAGTTTGAGTTTGATGATGCATATACGGTGTTTGTTAGATCATAAACAGCGTTTTGAACTTCCCAGTTTGAGTTAGCGGAAGCATAGATGACGTTTGTTAGATGATAAAGAGCATTTTGAACTTGCCAGTTAGAGTTGCTGGAAGCGTAAGTAGCGTTTACTGTATCATAAGCAGCATTAAGAATTGTATAGGCAGCATTACCCATGATGTAACTGGTATTGGTAAGGTCATAAAGAGCATTCTGAACTTGCCAATTAGAGTTAGCAGAGGCATAAACAGCATTTACAGTGTCATAGGATGAGTTCAATGCTACATAAGCAGCATTACCCATGATGTAACTGGTATTTGTAAGATCGTATAGGGCGTTCTGTACCTGCCAGTTACTATTTGATGATGCATAAACAGCGTTTACAGTATCATAAGCAGCATTGAGTGTTCTATATGCTGCATTACTCATTACATAGTCAGCATTGACTGTGGAATAAACTAGGTTCTGTACCGTCCAATTTGAGTTGGATGACGCATAGATTGTGTTTGCTAGTTGATAAAGAGCGTTCTGGACTTGCCAGTTAGAATTAGATGACGCATAAATGGTGTTTGATAACTGGTAAACTGCATTCTGCACCTGCCAATTGGAATTACTAGATGCATAAATGACATTTGCTAGATGATAAGCAGCGTTCTGGACTACCCAATTGCTGTTAGCAGAGGCATAGACTGCATTAACGGTAGCGTATGCTGAATTTGTAGTTGTGTATAGAGCATTCTGCACAACCCAATTAGAATTGGCAGAAGCGTAGATTGTGTTTGATAGTTCATAGACAGCATTTTGCACTGTCCAGTTACTATTTGATGATGCATAAACAGCATTGACTGTATCATATGCTGAATTAAGAGCAACGTAAGCAGCATTACCCATTGTATAGTTTGCGTTTGTGGTAGAGTATACCACATTCATCACTGTCCAGTTAGAATTTACAGAATTATAGGCATAGTTTGCTACGTTAGCAGCACCGTTTGCATGATACCAAATTGGAGGCAAATCGGTGAGTAGAGCCGCACCGGCCATTGAGCCGCCGCCACCTGTGGTGAGTGTAATTCTATTCTTAGGAGTGGTTGTGACAGTGATCTTTGACATGTCTTATTTTGTTACCGATGGAGCTACAAACATCACACCTTCAATCAATCTAGATGTTGTCGCAGATAGAGTATCATAAACCTTAACATCAAAAAGATACGAACCAAATCGTAGGTTAGCTGTTTGACCAGCAGTCATCGTAATAAGAAACTCACCATTAGCGGCGTCATAGACTGTGCATGTAAGATTTGCTGACGTATTAGGAGACAGCAAGGATCTTCTAAGGGAACTGGTTACGACATAACCATAGACGTTTTGTGGAAGATTTGTGCTATCATCATTTAGATTGACGGTTGTAGAAAAGTCACTTCCTTGGTCTATGTAAAGTTCTACATATTCTGCCATTAGGTCTCTTTCTTATAGTTCCTACTATTTATATTTATCTATCCTAGGACCCAACGACTATATCACTCCTGGAAAAATTGTTATCAACTTTCTGCGATCTTTTTGATGTCATTTAGAACGTCATACAATCCCTTGACAACATGTGGATCTTCAGTCGCTAAAACTTTCAATGAATCCAATAGATTGATAACGGTATCATATGCTTTTTGAACAGTTTGCTCTTTATTTTCTTCACTGTCAACAACTATTCTCAACTCATTCAAATCTTCTGTAGTGAATGCTTTTGACTCTCCAGTTAGATTTCTTGCCGCTGCCAACTTTGTATCGACATTGGGATCAATAATATCTTCCTGTAATTTCAGCCAATCAACAGGAGCATTGAGCATAATGCGTTTTTCAAGTTCTTCGTTGCTCGGAGCTGGTGTATCATAGATGCTCATTAGAACATCCGTTCTTGTAGATACTGGATATCCATCGGCATTTAGTTTGACTGTATCATCTTCATTGAATGAGTTAGCAAGATCCATTTCTGTTACTTTGTCAGTGAAGTAACGAACAACGATACCATGTGATCCTGAATCAACTCTGACTATTCTGTAATGAATGTTCATTTCTTTCTAACCTCTTAGACAACTGGTCCTGTTACGTGTGTATTGTTTATGTAGTTTATGTTTGAATTACCTACGATAGCATTGCCTCGTGATCCTGTAGCGCCCTGAGCACCCTGTAAACCATTTGCACCTGTAGCGCCATGTGATCCAACGGCTCCTGCTCCTCCGCCTGGTCCTCCTGGATTACTATGACCATGTCCAGCAGATCCATGACCACCATGACCGCCAGCGTTATTGAAACCACCACCGTGACCACCGTTGCCACCGTGAGCATGACCGCCACCGTGAATGATGCCATCTCCTACGCCATTGCCACCGCCGCCGCCATGATTGCCACCATGTCCGGCAGTGATTGTTCCTCCAGATCCTGGATAGTGACCATGAGCATTGTGTGAAGTACCTGAACCACCAGCAGCACCGTGACCACCAGAACCTTGTCCGCCTCCACCGCCACCACCGTATCCATGAACGTTATAATGTGTGTTATGACTGAAATATGCACCTGAGTGAGAGATGTTGAAAGATGTATATCCTCCTCCACCTCCTCCTCCTCCGCCGCCACCTCCGGCACCACCCGCTGCGCCAGGTCGACCTGCACCGCCAGTGCCACCTGTACCTCCGATACCACCAGCACCACCAACAATAGCGTTTTTATTATTGAGAACGATAACAGCGCCGGTTACTGCGTCTGCTTGAAATGATGTTCCACCTGTGCCGCCTGATCCACCCGTGCCGCCGTTTTGTCCTGTACCTCCGGTACCACCAACTGCACCTGTGCCACCACCGCCTCCATGACCGCCATTATTATTATGATTTGCACCACCGCCACCATGACCCCCATTTCCATTAGCACCGACAGAAGCAAATGCACCGTCAGCACCTGTGGTACCTAATGCTCCCGTAAAACCTTGCGATGCTTGAATTGTGGCATTGTTTTCAACATAGATCCATGTACCAGGAGTCCATGATGTACCAGTTCTAAATGCAGCGGTAACGGTGGCATTTGATGATGTAATATTAGCGTTGATAAAACAAAGAATGTTAGCAGGATATGTTGGACTGTCTGCCAATGAGTATAGATTAACATCCTGTGTAGGGGATGATACAAAAACTATTTTAGATGGTCTTACAATTGGAGTAAGAAACATTAATTACCTCACATCAGGCAGATAAGAACCGTATAGATTTGTTCCATCACAAACGAATGAGAATAGATCACGGCGATTACCAGTTGTGGTCAATACTGGAGCAACACCAGCAGGCCACTTGAATATCGAATTCCATGTAACAGTTCTATTACCGGAACCGTCTTGAATGACATGAAGAATGTATGAACCAATTTTTAGATTAGTTGGCGCAGCAATTATTCTGTTACCGCCAAGTGTGACTGTTGCAACTGAACCGAGAGATGTATCCCAATTGATAGTTGCGCCATCAGTTAGTATCTGGTTGGCAATGTTAGCATTGATTGTAACCGTGCCTGTGAATGTAGGACTGATCTTAGGAGCATATGTAATGTTAGCAAAACTATTTGCGGATGTTCCTACAGTGTTTGCCCATGTGTTAGATCCTGCAGCATTGTTAGCGGATAGAATAGAAGCATAACTATTGACAGATGATCCTACTGCGTTAGCCCATGCTGTAGCAGATATACCGGTAGAGAATGCTAGACTATTAGCCCATGCGTTAGCGGATGCAACTGAAATGAATGCGTTACTATTTGCTGATGCTGTATATACTAGAGCAAGACCTTGTAATGTGTTAGCAGTATAAGCAGAAGCAACGTTACCTGTAGCAGTATCGTTCAATGAGGTTGATGTAATGATATTGACGTATAGATTACTTGTTCTGGAAGCAAATGATGGAATAGAAATGGTGTTAGCATTAGAGGTGTTACAGAAAACTAACTTGTCATTGATAGCAACAACTAGCGAGTTAGTTACCGTTCTCCAATAATCAAATGTATCTGTGAGTGCTACGTTGGCTATTGACATGTTATTTTGCTAGTCCTCTAAGTAAATCTTTGATCTCGTTTATATCGGATCGCAACTCGTTAATCTGATCTTGAAACTTTTCTATTGCTTGCTCTTTTCTCTTGCGCTTCTTATAAGCAGCTAGAGCATCGTTATCCTTATTTATAAGAAATCCCTCAGCGGTTCTATAGATACCAGGTCTGTCGGTCTTTCTATCGGGTCCTTGCGTCTCTGTCACTTCCTGCATTTCTTTCTGTTATGAGATTAAGAATAACGTTTCTTTCAGTCTCTATCGTCAGTTCGGATTCAATATCAGTGCATCCATGAACTTGTATCAACTTATCCACAATCTCTATCCATAAGTCTGCTTGTTCTTTATCATAACCAACTAATGTGATAATTCGTCTACCGAGTTTTCTTAGTATAGTTGGCGGAACAATTGTGCAGCCTAGCAATACATGATGATCAGTAACAGTCACAGGATAGTCAAAACCGAGTCCAAGTAGTGGTTTCTTTGTTACCTGAGTGTGTCCATATAACTTGATACACTCATAGACTATGCCGTTACCAAATACTTTACTATTGTCATAGACCTCAGCATTGTTACAGATAATAGCATTGTCATAGATTTCCGCACTTTCATAAACTTGTGCATTGTCCATAACTCTAGCATTACCAGATACTTTACTAAAACCACTTACTCTAGCATTATCTCTAACTGATGCATTATCATAGATCATAGCATCACCATAGACTTTAGCAAAGTTTCCTACAGAGGCATTACAAAATATACTAGCACCGTCATTGATAATCGCATTGCCAGTCACATAAGCATTATCAAAAACTCTGGCATATGGACCGACGAAACAAGTATCATCTACCGTAGCTGTATCTGCTACCCAGCCACCGCCACGTGGGTGTTGATGTGCTGGTACTGGTCCATTACCAAAATCATATTCATGTATCTCTCTAAAGTCATTCTGTAGATCAAATTCAATTTCCATTCATCACCTTATATTTGTAGTGCAATTGTCCTCAAGTCACCAACACGTGGATAAACTGCGGTGTTGTTCTGTGTATTGATCAGACCAATCTTAACAGCGAAATACTTGTAGCCAGTGAATGTAATACCAGCGCCGTTAGTATATTGAACTTCGCCATTAGGTCCTGTCAAGTTAGCAGTAGCAAATCCATATGTATATTCTTTAAAGTCGGATCTGATTGCCAATGATGAATACACATCAGCGGATGTTCTTGACATTTCAACCCATGGTGCGTCATCAAACAATGTTGAGTCTTCACGATGTAGGATCTTGATCCAAACCTTGACATCAGTATTTGGCGGACGATAAGCAGTTAGAACAACTTGAATGTCTTCTGCATCTTGACCTTCTGCCAATGTGACAGTCTTAGATATATATCTATTTATTAGCTCACCACCAGAAGCAGCGGTCTCGCCACCAGAGTTAGCACTAATGATATTATCAAGATAGATTGTGTGTGTTCTACCCATATCAAGAACAGGAGAGACACCAATCTTACCTGTTAGGAACTTAGCTCTAATCTGATTTGATCTAGCACCACCAAGAGCGGTTGTTTCATTACTCTTTGAATGTAGAGCCTGTTCAGCATCATAGTAATATGTTTCAGATGGTTGAATTGAAACATATGTACCTTCTACACTTGTATTTGAGTATGAACGCATATCAAATGTTAGATCGGTATCTTTGAAGTTCATTGTAGCAGGTTCAAATGAAACTGCGGAATATCTATAGTTTCTAATCTGACCAACTACACCATTGTAATCTGGAGAAGCAACACTAAAGATATAGTCATTAGCAGAGAAATTGCCATCTGAGTTTGTTAGCTGTGCTATGCTATATGTGATGGCTGAGTTTGTTGTCGGACCATCAACATAGTAGTTTAGAACACCACGTCCATATGTTACAGAGGTAACGTTTGCTGAGATGCCACGATAGACATTGTTAGCAGCAAAGACGTTGATTGTTTCACCAACGGTATATCCAGTGTTAGACATTGAATATGTTGATCCGTTGATAGCAGATACGGAAGAGTTACTTAATGATGTAACACCCTTGAGAATATCTGTTGTTTGAATTGTTCCGTTAGATGAAAGAACTAGTTTAGAACCAGTTGTGAATACATCACCCTGTCTTGGCTTGAGGCTCTTTGATCTACTAGATAGAATCAAGTTTTCAACTGGCTTATTACCAAGAATAGCTTCACCTTGTGTATTAGTGATGAAGTTTGCTCTGTAGAACTTACAAGTCAAGTCAACGTCAGCGATAATATCCCAGTTGATGTTATTGTTTGTCTGGAAGAATGTACCAGTGTTACGACGATTGTTATACTGTCCCTTACCGTTGATATCATTCTGACCCAACTTAGCAATCCAGAAATATGTATCTGGGTTACCGTCAATAGGATGTATAACAAAAGCATACATTGTGTTATGATATAAGAATAATGGTGCTCTAAATTTAACGTTTAGTGCATTTGTCTTACCATCTGTAGAGATAGGTATAGCAGATACATCTTCATACCATACTTCAGAGAATGGAACTTGATTTCTTGTGATTGTTCCACCAGTGGACATTTCACGAACTTCAAACCAAATACCTTTGTCTCTGATACGTGATACGAACACATCAACACTAGTTAGGAACATACCCTCTTCACCGTTAGGTGCTTGTGCCAAGAATGAGTATGCGGAACAGTGCTTACCTTGTGGTGGGGGTGGAGGTGGAGCCGCAATGTCTTCAAATGCATTAGAAGAATATGTTTCTGTAAGTTCTTTCTCGTAGTAATCAACATGTCTTGATGAATAGATTGATTTCTGTTTTGTTACTGCGGTACCAGAAGCGTAGAAGAACGCACGACCACCAGTTGATAGATCATCAGATGCACCAAGTGGTGATACAGAGGCTTCGTTTACAGGAACTAGTGTATCAGCAACAACCAACGCACGGCTACCACAACGGAATCTTTTGTCACTTGGTAGACGCATTTGGAAATATAATGTTCCATCTTCGTCAGTAACAAGATTAGATCCTTCAGCAGGACCACCCTGGATCAACAAATTCTCAGCAGGTGAGTTTTCAACACCGTCAACAATAGCTGTATATTGTGCTGATGTGATTGGTCTTGAATACTGTGCCATTGGCTCGTTATCAAAGAATGTCCAAACTCTAGTGAATGGTTTCATTGAGGTACAAGCAACGGTAAGCACCTGTGGACGAATATAAGGAATAACTTCTGTATTGATAATCTTATATCCGCTCTCTGCCTTTGTTGTTACATCAGATAGCCAGTGTTCGGTACCTGTTCTAACATTATTATAGACAGTCTCAACAGAAACACCACGACCGTTACCAGCAGGGTTTAATGAGTTGGCGACATCTCTTGCTTCGTCATATGTGCGATAGAGATTACCATAGTTGTGCTGTGTTCTGTTTGAACCTGTGCCTGTATAGACACGGTAACCAACAACATATTTTCTCCAAGCATTCCATTCGGTGCTTGTCAATACTGATTTGTTAGTTAGAACGTTATTCTGTGTCCATGTACCAAGATCAATCTCTTCGTCTGGAGCAGTAGCAACGTCAACCCAAACGTCTTGCTCAGGGAACAATCTAACTTGACCAACGAACAACCAGTCACGGCGTTCAATGTTTCTATCAGAGGTAACCCATGAGAGATTCCAAAGTAGTTCTTCAGTGTGATCTAGTAATACAAGATCGTCTTTCTTTGTGACGTTAGTACCACTAACATAATCATAACCAAATGAATCCATGGTATAAAGCGGACGAATGACTTTTTCATCAGGATCTACGCAGATATGATTGTCGCTGTTATATGTTGCTGCAAGTGACTGATCACGGAATGAATCGGTAAAGATACCATTCTTGAAGCGATCAAGACCATTATCATCAAGAATGAGTAGATCAGAAGCAGCCTTTTCTAGAATAGACAATGATGTATAGTATTCTAGGTTAACAATACGCTGTTTCAATGTACCGATATCACGCATAGTAAATCTAGCATTAGACATCTTCTTTGTTGATGTTGCTAGATCAGGTCTATTCAATGATGCTGCATATGCAGGTGATAGTGATGGGTATGGCACAACATTGATAACAGCAATAGTCATCGTGCCAGGAATTCCTTCCGGTGTAATTGGGAAGTTGCTAGGAATACCAGTGATGATCTGCCACTTCTTATCTTTATCAACTACCAACAAGTCTTTACGACCCATGTATGTTGTATAGTCATAAGTGATCTGACTTGATGGTGCTGGTATTCTCAAACCATTTGTTGAGTTTTGATAAGCAAATGACTTCGCAGGATTCTCTGTAGGAGACCCAGCAGGATTTGTTTCATCAGCGGCTGTGTTTGTCTTTACTGGTCTAAAGTCAAGATAGTTGCGAAGATTATACTCTTTGCCGTTTACTGGTGACTTGTAGATACCAACATTTTCTGTTCTGATATCTGTAGCAGAGTTAAATGACATATCATCGTCTTCAATTGGATATGAGTCAATTGAGAAATAACCTGCTCTAGATGTAAAGTTAGGTTCAAAGTAATCTAACTCAACAAGCAATCTGTCTGATGATGTTAAACCAATACCATTTGGTGTGATTGTTCCGTGATCATAGAGATTGTCACGTTGACCGTTATCAAATCTGAATAGAGTTGTAACATCTGTTCCTGATGTATTAGAAGCAGGATAAGAACCGGAAGCAAGTCTAATGCTCTTGATCTTATAAACATCAGAGAAACCTAGATCGTATGGACCTGTGGTTGTCTTTGTATTGGTGTTACAATTGATCTTGACGTATCTGTTTTCTCTCTTTAGTTTTTCAACTTCCGCTGCGGCAGTTCTTGCTAGTCTATAAGAAAGTGTAGCATTTATTGTAGATGGGAACGTTTCTTTTAGATCAACCGACAATGATGTTGATGTTGCAGAAACGGTTCTTGTAGCACCAGCGAGTGAACCTTTACCAGCCAGATCAATGATATCACCGACCTTATAAGCCTTGAAGAATGCAGCACCTGAAAGACTTGGAAGAGTTCCAACAACTGTCAAGTTTGTATCATTTGTAATTGTTGAAATGTAATACGCTCTGGTGTTACCAGCAAACTCTAGTTTATCACCAACATTCAATCTAGTGAAGAATGTGCCAACACCAGTTAGTGCGGATGCTGATCCACTGACTGTACCAGTCATTGTAATGTTAGCAGCAGTATCTACTGTTAGAGTTAGTTCATCTTTCTGTGAAGCAGAAAGTGTCGCTGTGCCATATGGGAATGTTTCACCAGCACCAGCAATTGAATAGTTGAATGTGCCGTTAGCAGCAATAGGTGAAATGCTATCAGTCTTATTGAAATAGAATGTGGTGGCATTGATAGTCGGATTATCAATGTCTCTTACACTCTTAACATAGTCATCACCGACATAATACAATAGCTGTGAGTTATTGACATCATTGACAACGGCTGCGCCTGAGTCCAATACGATATCAGCATATCCGTCAGCGGCTGAACCATCGTAGTAAACGCTTCTTACGTTAGCAAAGCTATTGCTTCCTAACATGTTAACGTCCATTAGATAGATGTTATATTGTCCATCGTAGCCCTGTGTTCCTGACACATATTCAATTGATGCTACGTTAGCTGTACCAATAACTTTACCAGTTGGTGATGTTGCACCAGACCATAGATTGTTAGCAACACGGCGTTGAACTGTATCGTATAGTGTAAGTGGTGATGCTTTGTCAAATACCCATGAACCAACAACGTTATTAGCGACAACATATGAACCAAGAGTTGCGGAAGCAATCTGTTCTCTAAACTGAGATGTGGCTAGACCTTTTTCAATCTGTAGTTCGGCTGTATCAAGATTGTTGATTTCATAACCTTGAACATAACCGAGACCAGATGAAACACCAACGAACAATAGACTATTGTTACCATTGGCATAACGACCAAAGTTTGAACCTGTGTCATCATGCTCACGAAGCTGAACATCCATACCACGAACAACATAGTCGCCTGACTGATCATAGAGGCGTTTTGCCATTTCATCTTGAATGAGATTATACTGTGATCTTTCAAAGTATGACTTAACTACACCACCTTCAATGCTGAATAGTTCAACGAAGTCTGGTGGACCAATTGGATCATCATATGGGCGAACCATTAGACTTGGTGTGAGTTTTAGACGATCTGCACCTGGTGCAGCATAGTTAGATGCTTCTAGTGCTGGATCAAGTAATGATGTATCCTGAGAAGCGTTGATGATATCTTCCGTTACATAGAAACCAACCTTACATGTTGGATTTGGATTGTAACGATCTAGAATGATTGACTGTGTGGTGAAAGAGATGAAGTGATTCTTAGCAAAGAATACACCTTCATCAATTTTAAATCTTGAACCAAAGCCAACGTTAGCAACTGGATCTGTATTGAGAACAACGAGTGTCTTATTAACACCACCGACGTTTGCTGATAGAGTTTCACCAGCGGTAAAGACTTTTTGAATGTTGTTTGAACTTGATGTGGTCTTATACTTAACGTATAGAGTTTTTGTATTTGAACTAGCTTGTGAACCAGTTACAACATCAACAACCGCTGCGGTAATGTTTGATGTAGCACCAAGAACATCTACTCCATTAAAGTCGGAGATAGATACAGCATTGTTTGATGCGTCAAAGTCTTTAACCTTGACATAACGAATACCTGTGCCTGTGTTAGCGCCGCCATGTGTCTCTAGTGTGAATCCACCAGGAATAACAATAGAGCCTTCTTTGAATACATGCTTGCCGAATCGATTGATCTGTTCCTGTAATGATGACTGAATTTGTGTTAGTTCACGGGCCTGAACTGCAAAACCTGGCTTAAATAAAATTCTATAATAGTTACTATCAATGGTATAATCATCGTAGTAA